TTTGTGGTGTAGTCTATATGTCTACCCTCTGTTACGATTACTTCTTTCATCTTCTCTCCATTCTGTCCATCTCACGGACTGCCTCATTTGTACGTGCTGCTATCTCTTCCGCACATTCCCTGTGCATGGCATTTGACGCATCCCCGCCAAACTCCCGGAGCATCCTTGCCTCGCTCTCGCATCTCTCTTCTGACCTTATGATGACGTTCGCCATTACTTACCTCCTGATACATAAAGCTTTAATGTGGCTGACGTTGCGGAGCCGGTGTATTCAACCTTGAAGCCATTTACAAGCTTGTCGGTTATGATAACGTCCTCAAGGAATCCGCCTGTCACGCTGGACGCTTCCACAGTAACCTTGTAATCAGTGTTGACACGTTCCTGCTCATTGGTAAGGGCAACGGTCTTCTTAGAGTTATTGAACGGATACTGTTCTGTATTCGTGAGGTTCACGTTGACGGAGAATCCTACAACCTCGTTAAGAGAATCCCTTGTGATGCGGAGCCCTATGGCCTGTTCGTCAAGCCGCGCCTCAAGGAAATCCTGAAGCTCCTCAAGGTTCCTGATGGTCGCAAGCCCTGCTGCATCCACGCTGAGAGTCACATTGTCGGCATTGCCGACAGATATGAAATCCCGGAACTCGATGGACGCCGGAGCCACTGAATTATATGCCGGGAACCATTCAGGCTTGTTCGGATCCGTCACAATGATGGAGTAAAGGATCTCCGCTCCGCCGTTTTTCCGTGCGAAAATGCCTATCTCCGTGATGTAATAGCCTACTGTAACGTTAAGGTTCGTCGCTACCATTGTGAGCTTGCACGTCGCCCCGTTCTGCTTCTCGACATTCGCTATGCTGAACGTGTCCCTCACACTCTTAAGGGATGTCATGGCTGCCAATGTTTCTGTAGACTCAGTTCCGGTGTAAGTGCCGTTACCGAACTGGAACCGGGTGAACTCGATCTTGTCACCGGCAAGGTTCTGGGCGTGGAGGTTAGATCCTAATGTCGTCAGGACCTGTTTATAAACCTCTATCATGATAATTTCCTCCTGTTAATGTATTTGTAATTTAATAATTACCCTTTAATAAACGATCACAGCTTGTATTGCCGACATTATAAAGTCTCCTCGGTTTCCCCTTGAGCACGAAGCGACTACCTTGATTACATCGCCTGCATTAGCCGAAAATGACCTGTTGAACATGCCGCCTCTAAACGTGTAGTTACCACTGGAAATGTTAGCGTTGTTTACGACGGAACCATTTTTATAAATTGCGCATGTCGCGTTAGTATCACCGTCCGGATAATACCATCCTCCCGTGCAGCCTCCATAGTACACAGTGCCTGATGCCGGCATGGTGAAGGATTGCTCAGCATAATTTTCACTTGCATTTCTGGCGTCATAAGCGCTCACGCCTATTGCTGTTTTATTCCCGTACCATGATCCTGTCACACCCGCTATTGACTGCCCCTTTGCTATCTTTCCTGCGGATACGCCAAGATATGACCTTAAAGTGCTCTTGGAAATCCTCGCCTCAGGCGCCCATGATTCACCATTCTTGAAGTAAGCTCCCTCGGGCAAGCTGTTGATCGCATAGTAATCACTGCCTTCCCCCATTCCGCCATATTGGTACTGTCCACGGTTCGCCATAGATCCGGTCACTTTGATGCCGTTCACCCATGCGGTCTTACCGGAAAGGATGTTGCCTGCTGCCGCCGTTCCCTGAGTCTGGGATGACAGGTTCTTTGCCACAACTCTTCCTTCCGAGTAAACGCCCTCGCCTATGGTGTATGTCTCACCCGCTGAGAGTTCCTTGTATATGGCTCCCTTGTCTGCAAGAGCGCCATCAATGACCTGGCCTTTTACATAAGCCCGTTTTCCGGCTCTCATGTCCCTTGCGGCTGCGGTCCCGTCTTCTGTGAACCTTCCGTGTATGTTGCCTATCTCCTGTCCGTATGCGATCTTCTCTGCTGCGATTCCAAGGTCTTCAGGCGCATCGCCTACATAAACATCCTCTCCTGGATAAATGCCATCCGGCGGACACATGATGAGTCTGTTCGCACCATTCGTATCTGTGACAAACCTGCTCGAAGCCGACTGATGTATGGGCTTGCCCGTCTCCCCTTCTATACCCGGTGATGTCCCCCTCTGTGACCTGTCCTTTACCGTTCCTGTCTGTACCTCATCAGAACCAGCGCCCAGGAATCCCTTTCCTTCCATTACCTCCCCAGGACTCGCCGTGAGAGACTCATAATCGACGGAATCACCGCCTGCTACCATTAAAAGTTCCATAATCATTTCCCTTCTATGATTAAACCAAAATCATGTGCAGGGCGTTTGCCATAACACTTGAGATGAATATAACCATTCTGCGAATATGCCTTCCCATGCCCTGTGAATATGGCCTGCGCCTTCTGTTCCAGTAAGATCACGGATGCATCATTGCTGATAAGCCTCGTCCATACCTTAGCCATGGTGTTTTTCGTCATACCGGTAACGTTAATGTTCTGGCTATACACGCTCACACCGTTCTCCGTGGTCTTTGTCCACGCTGACGCAAGAGCAGTTATAGGAGTCTGATAAAACTTGTTCTGAAGTTCTGTTATCTGCTGCTGCAAGGTCTCAGCGGCTTCGGCGCCCAAAGGAAGCTTGAAGTATGCATCATTCTTCCAAATGTAGATGGACGATGAATCCACATCGACGTAAATAGCATTGGCAGCGCCTGTCTCCGGGAAATTCTCCCTGCTCTGGGTGGTGACTTCCACTTTCTCATCATCCCATCCGAAGAGATAATTGCCGTTCGCGGTCTTCCTGAGGATCTGACCGGCATTGCCGCCTGTTATCGCGTTATTTATCAGATTGACGATGTTTCTCACAACATCGAAATCATCTGCGGAAACGTAAGCTCCTGCCATTTCTACCGTCACGGATGCTGCATTAAAGACTTCAATGTTGAGCCTAACCGTGATGGCCGATGTGCCTATTCCATTCTCCGCCGGCAGATATTCTATGTGTTGGGAAGATGTGAGTATTGCGTAAAGTATCTCCCCATCGTCAGGATCCTCTGCGTAGATACCAAGCTCCGTCACATAGTAGAGCTCTGTGAGCCCCACATTCGACAGGATCACCTTGAGGACTACTGTGGAATTATTTCCGGGCGGGATGGAAATGTCTGAAAATGTGAAATTCTGCTTCGGAGTCTTAAGCTGTGTGGCTGCGGAAATATCCTCTGTCTCCCCCCACAGACCCGCTCCGGACACAGCCTTTGTGAAGTTTATGGCTGTCCGCCCTGCCTGCGCCTTTGCGATAAGGCTCCTGCCTGCATTCGTGAGAGAATGCCTTTCAAATAGTGCCATTTACACACCTCCTATATCCTGACAGCTATGCTGCACGATCCCCATCGCCGCATAGCGTGTAATGTTCTCGTCCTGACTGTAGTCCGGCACGTCAAGGATCTCATCCGTTATGAAATACGAATCCTCAGCGACTGCTGCATATTGATCCATGAAAAGCGTCTGGTCGGGATTGTCAATGACCACATCATTGGTCACCGTCTGTTCTGACGCCACTGATCTGCCGAACCCTGCGGCCAGCTTCATTTCAAGTTCTCTTAGAAACGAGACGTATCTCATATGGGACGACTCGTTCTTAACGTTCTCGATGGTCTTTGCAAACTGTTCGTAAACATCCGGCGTTATATGTGCGCTTGTTGTGATATCAAAGGTTCCCGGAGTGCCTGGCCCATCAGGAAAGTCATACCACTCAACGATCTCATCTTGTCCGAAAAGCAGCGTCACAAGATCCTGTACCGCTTTCTTTGTACCGGCCTTGGATTGGAAGATGATCGCATTTCTAACCAGATTTCTCTTTGTATCAATGTCCAGATCTTCAGAATAATATGGTGCATTGAGTTCCAGCGCCATAAGGTCAAGGATCTCTTCCGTGGCGCTATCGATGTCAGAAAAGAGATACGTTCGTTTTTGATCAATGAGGAGCGATGCGACAGCCATTTTGAAAGCATAGCTTATTGCTGCCACATCCGCCTTTTCTTTGAAAAGCGAGGGCATAAGCTCCAAAAACTCGCCATCCTCATACTTAATCATTTTCGAGACCTCCGTATGTCACTGTCTGGGATGTGAGCTTTGCCACTTCTCCGGATGTAATAGTGGTGAAGACAGGTGATGTGACTACCACGCGCTTTGCACCGGCTTCTTTTACAAGTTTCACAAGCTCATCCGGATTGATGTCCCTGCCTATTTTGGTTTTCTGCCACATTACGTACTTTGATACCGCATTATTGACCGCGTTCTGTATTGTCAGCGCGGATGCCGTGTCTGACTGGTTTATGTAATATGTCATGTTGATGCTGTAGTTTACGGTGTCCGGAGCTTCTACAGAAATGAGATCTGTCAGCATCTTTATATCCGGACTGTTAAGATATGCCGTGAGACCGTTGATATATTCGGTCTGCGGCAGCTCTCCGTTTGCCAGGATGCACCTTATTTCCACTTCCCTTGGTGTTGGCGACGTGATGGATACGTCTTCTATGGTCGAATCGTAGGTCCTTACGTAGTATTCATAAGCCCCTTTGGATCCAGCCGAAGTATATGATTCCGGTGCCAGCAAGATACGTTCCCTGAGGTCATCATCGGACTCAATATCCAGTCCGTTCTGCGCTTTTGTGGTATTGGTGACCGCATCTATAAAAGGTACTGCCGCCTCCATCTTATTAATCTCACCTATGGCATAAACATTTCCATCAGTTCCCGGAGTATCGCAGACAGCTTCAATATCCACATACAGCTCACCTGCTGCAATCTCTGCATATTCCTGCGTACTGAAATAAACACCATCTCCGGCTGTCGCTCTGGATCCTGCAGGGACCGGAGTGACGGATGATCTCGCGCTTGTCATGGAATACCTGAGAGTGACTGTTGCACCTCTGGCGGGATTCCTTGTGACGCCTTTGAGAGCTCCGAGATTCTCCAAAAAATTCCCGGTAGCATACTTGAGTAGTCCCATCTTGCCCGCCTGATCTGTCTTCTGGAAAGCCTGATAAATAAAATAGGCACCCGTTGATAGAATCAACCTTCTATCATCCGCGGCACCTAATGTAATATCTTTCCCTGTCAGTTCTTTTCTTTTTTCCCTGAACCACCGGATCATATTCTCCTCAAGCGTCTCCACCGACAGATTGTCGATGAATGACACATCAGGATAATTCATGATGGAGTCAAGATTCCTTGTACTCATTCCTCATCCTCCTCATCTTGGGAATCGTTATATTCATCAGAGAGCTCTATCTGAACATTTACCGTAACATCGCCGTCCTCTCCGTAATCGAAGCTGACCTCTGTCACCTCAAGCCTCGGCTCCCATGTTTCGACCTTTTCTATGAGATCTGTAGCATAATCATTCTCCAGGTCTTCAGGAACAGACGAAAGCGCCGCCCACTTAAGCCCTAATCCCCTGTTCAAAGGTATGGAGCCTTCGGGAATCTGCATGATATTCTTGAGACACTTTATCGCATCGTTGATTTCTTCGGATTCATCATTTGAGATAAAATTGAACTGCATATCCCCCTCCTTAGTTATCTTCCGTGAGCGTCACATCTATCTTTAGCGAATATATCTCGCCTTTTTTCAAAACTATGTCGTATCCCGCAGACATACTTGTGATGATCGCTTTTTTCAGTATTCTTTTCCCACCGATGACCAGAGGATAGCTCACGCCCTTTCCGGCAGCTTTCAGAAGTTTCTCTTCTACTTTTTGCGGCCTATGGCACAGCAATGCATTAAGTTCCATGGTAAATGTCACGGTCTCAAGGTCAGGACCCAAAAACTCGAGGCGGGGCTTAACTCCTCCAAGCACCTTGTGCTTACTGGTCTGTGCCGAAAAGCTGCGCTTCATCGAATGGAACGTGAGTACTCTGCTATCGCTGGTCTGAAACTTCACTCCGCTTCCCCAATTTCCGATTTTCATAGCTCACCTCACAAAACCTTATTCTTTATCTTGATCAAGTCTGATAATGTGATAGATCCTGCTGCACCCGTAAGTGCCAGCTCTCCTCCTGCAGCGGTTATCCCTGCCCCTCCATCAACTATCTTGCCGATAATTATCCCTGCCTCGCTCCCATTTGAGAGATGCAATACAAGCACCTGATCGTCCTTCATAAGTGTCTGCTTGCATCCCAAAGGTGCAAATACTTTTAATTTCTGTGTAACAGTCAGCGCCAGATCCGGATAAAAGACCGATGCTTCTCCTGTCGCGGCATCATATGATGATATGAATCCTATTCTTATGCCCTGCATAGCGCCTCCTCCTAAAAACGATTAAAAATCTTATATCCGGTCACAGTCATCTTGTGTCCGGATCCTGTTATGGAATGAGTGACAGATGTGCAGGAATATTTTCCATTCATCCTCCCCATTCCTGCTATATTGAAGTTATTTGTCGCATTCAGATAAGCATCGCAGTTACATATGGTCGTGAACTGAATCGTCACAGCTTTCTCGTTTTCTTCGTTTATCCTGGCAATGGCTTTCCGCCTTGCCTCCGCCTCATTCTCACAATGTTCATTTATCTGCAGGACTCTTGGCCCCGTTCCGACTCCTACGCAGATCATCTTTCCTTCTGCCGTAGGATCCACTTTGCCGACATTGTAGGAATTCGGATCTCTTGCCTGGATTGCTTTGTTCGCCTCAGTCTGCGCTTTTTTAGCCTGACTTTCTGCCTTTGACGCCTTGGCCGTGTTCTTTTTTGCATCAGGGTTCGTATAGGATATCACGGCTCCTGTATATGTGCCTACAAGCGTGGAATTCCATGTGTAAGACTCTATATCCTTAGGTCTGAATGTCGTCTTGACACCGCCGGCTTCGTATATCTTTTTGTCGAATATAACAAAACCGACCTTATACATCTTGATGAACATGCCTTCGTGCCGACACAGATCGTAAAGAAATTCACTGTCCGTCTGGTTGGCCTGTTCGACTACCTCTATGACTGGTTCTTCGCCCCAGTAGTACAGTTTCGTCATACCGTAAAGAGCCATCTTTTCCTGCGCGATCTGCTTTAGTGTGACGTTGTACCATACCTTTGACTTCTTTGTGGTCTGAAACTCCGTGGATGCCGGAAGGGATATACCTCTTACTATGCATACACTCGGAGGACTGCCGAACTGGATGTCATCCACAGTAAAATTACCGCAGTGATAGTTATCCCATCCTGTTGGCGAGTTCCATCCGGCAAATGTCAACGCCACTTCCAGATTGTGCTCTTTCTCTATGTCCGACATCCGCATCCAGTCCGCTGCGGATCCTGCAAATGTGAGTGTAATCTCGTCAGCCTTACCCTGATCGTTATCCGTATACTCAATCTGCTCCACTCTTTGTGTGAGTCCTACTTCCTTACCATCATAAAAAATGAGAGGAACTACTCTTCTAGCTCTGGCCATTCAGTACCGACCTCCAATCCGGGAAATCAGATGCGACATCATCATTTGTGAACGAATCCATTGACGGTATAGTCATTTCCAAACCTGCAGGGAATATAAGATAGTCCAATAAATCTCTATTGGCATCCATGAGCTTGTCGCAGTATCGTTCCTGTCCATAGAAACGGTATGCGACAGTGTCAAATGTATCTCCTGCAACTGTTATGTACTTTTTTGCTTTCGATGCCATTTTTCCTCCCTTTAATAGCTGAGTCTCACGTTATCCCGCATGAATCTTTGCATGTAGCTCTTAAACTGCTGATAAGACTCTGCGGTCACTTTTCTCAAATCGTCCTCATTGGCTGAACCACTTATCTGAAATACCGGAGCATAAGTCACATTCGCAGCACCGCCTGTTGTGCCTATTCCGGTGTTGCCTGCTGCCGCAAGTTCCTGACCGACCTGGTTATAAAGTTCTGCTGCACGCTGGGATCTGTTGATAGGGATGATTCCTTCGTCATCGCCACCCTCACCGATCCAGGACAGCTCCGGAGATCTTACGATACCACCGGAAGCGTGTTTCTTAGCTCCTTTATACGGTGAGTCGATACTTATATTGTCTAATTTAGGGTTCAAATGTACGTTTACGTCTGCGTTTACCGAGAACGGCGTACTGAATTCGTTATCTACCGCTGTTGCGGTGTCAATTCTGAGCTGCTGTGCGGCTCTATCCAGTTCGTCTTTATGGTTCGTAATCGCATCACCTAAGGCTTTAGGAATAAAAGCTCCCTGCTCTTCGAGGGTATCAAGTGTACTTTGATACTCTTCGTTCTCTGCTATTGCATCTCCGAGGACTTTGTTCATGGCTGTAACATCACCAGCCAGAGCCTCGAGAGCTGTTACGTCATTCAGACCTTCCTGCAATGACTTAGGGATTTCCTGGCCTGCTGCTCTATATTCCTCAGCCTTTTCCCTCATCTCAGCAATCTGAGGTTCCATATTGTCGAGAAGTTGTCTGACTGCATCCTGTGTCGCCTGATCCACTCCAAAAGATTTATCAAGTACGGGGCCGTTGAACGCTTCGATTCCGTCCATGCCGCCCTGCATCTTTCCGATGGCTTCCTCGAGAATTCCAGGGACTTTCTCGGCAAATGCATCAAGTTCTTCTCGATATGAGCTTTCAACAGTTTCAAGTGAATAATTGAAGCCCTTTTCAGTTAAAGCATCGAGATTTGTCTGAAGTTGTGAATCAAGATCCGCTTTAAGCTCGTCGTAAGAATCCTGTGTGATCTCTCCTCTGTTAAGCTTTATCTTTAATGCTCCCAGATTGTACTCATATGCATCGTTGTAATTCTCAGACATGCTTTCAATCTGATCGCTTATCTCTCTTTGGAGATTTTCAAATGTTTCTGCAGTAAGCGTCTTTCCAGAGTATTTCAGATTGATTCTTTCAAGCCTTGCCTCAGATTGCGCCTGTGTAACCTCATTTGTAATGCTTGCCAGTTTTTCTTGAAGTTCCTGAATCAGCTTTGCCTCGTCCATGTCAACGATTCCGTCTTCCATGGCGTCACTATAGGCTTTACCGAGCTGTTCTCCCAGCGCCTGCACTTCGGAATCAATGCCCTCGTACAAGCCGTTCAGCTCGTTTAGGATTTTCTCGCCCTTTTCGTTCCCTTGCCCAAACAAAGCTGTGACGGATACATGCGCCGTGTATCTGGCTTGCTCTACTGCCGCAAGGCTCTCATTTACCATCGTATCGATAGAATTTTTGAGATCTGCACTGTCTGTTTCCGTAAGACTGAATCCCGAGCCTACTTTCCATGTGATCCTGTTGATCTTCTTGCTTGCATCAGTAAGCTTTTCAGAGATAACATCCATCTTTTCCAGTTCTTTCATGGATTCTGACAGGTTCTCAAAGAGCTCTGCTCCAAGGATTGATTTGGAAACGTCCTTAAGATCTTCGAGAGATAATGTGATATCCCCGAAATGCTTTGCGAGATTATTCTTTGCCGCTTGTTTTGCGGCTATTTTTTCCTGTGTGATTATTCCGGCAACCGCTCCGCCCAGAAGCGCCACTCCGCCGATCGCGGCTGTAACAGGATTTGACGCCATTGCGGCGATGAATCCCTGAATTCCTGCGAGTCCTGTAGTCACTTCCTTCGCCACCTTGAGCGTGGTTATAGCCGTGCCGATCCCGACTATTGTGCCCACAACCTTGTCCCCGTTCTCAGCCAGAAACTTAGCTGTAGCTATGGCCGGCTCAGTGAATTCAGTAAGAGCATCTTTTCCGTCCAGGAGCTCTCTCCTTATGGTTGGAAGCTTCTCTGTAAAGGTTTCTTCTGCCACCTTTCCGAAATCGCCTATCCACTTAGTGCCTTCCTGCACTGCCTCCCTCATAGGCTCCTTGAACACGTCATACATGCGGATCGCATCGTCCTGCAGAGCCGATGTCATTTTTGCAAAATCACCCTGAAGATTATCAAGCTTTGTGTCTGCCATACGCTCAAGAGCACCATTACAGTTATTAAGAGAATCCGCGAGAGCATCCCATTCTGTTCTTCCATCTGCGAGGGTTGTAGTAAGTCCCTGCATGATGTCATTGATAGCATCTGTATGTTCTTTTCCACCCAGGGATGCCAGTGCAAGGTTCCTTTCTTCCTCTGACATGCCTTCAAGCCGCTCATTGAGCTCCAGGAAGGTCTGCTTCAAGCCTTTGAACTTGCCTTCGCTGTCAAATGCTGACAGGCCGAGCTTATCCATCATCTTTCCGGCCTTTCCGAATCTGGTGGTCATGTTATTGATGACTGCATTCAGTGCATTACCGGCTTCAGAACCTTTGATACCTCTGTTTGCCAACATACCGAGAGCTGTGGCGCTCTCCTCGATAGGGACGTTCAGATTCTTCATGGTACCGCCGACACTTATATATGCTTCCATCAACTGCTGCGCGGTCTGATTTGACTTGTTGTTGGCCATTGCAACAACATCAAGATAGTGTGAGAGATCATCCACCGCCACACCTGTCGCGGACATTGAATCCGTTACAAGGTCTGACGTGGTGGCAAGCTCCAGAGCAGTGGCTTCAGAAAGCCTCAGGACGGACGGAAGTCCTTTTATTGAATCTTCTACCGACCAACCCGCGAGAGCCATGTATTCGAGGGCGTTAGCCGACTCGGAAGCGGTCTTTGATGTAGATCTTCCCATCTCCATGGCTGCAGCTTTTGCGGCCACATATTCCTCTTTTGTCGCCTGAGCTGTGGCTGCCCATGAGCTCATAGAAGATTCAAAATCAGCGCCCACCATCGTGGACGCTGATCCTAACGCTGTTACTGCTCCTGCTGCCAGCTTTGCGGCATTGATGGCCGTTCCTGCGGCCTTTGTCATGCCTCCCCACATTGTGTCTATACCGGGAGATGCTTTGGAAAAAGCTTCGTTGACAGATACGGCCTGCCCGGAAGCCTGTGCGGCCGCTTTTGCAAGATCTCTCATTTGCTTTTTTGTCATCTGCACTGACTTGCCGAGTGATGCATCCACCATTCCGACAATCTGCAGTGCCAGCTGATATTTACTGTCTGCCATTTTTACCTTTTCCCTTTCTCAGATTTAAGATCTCTTTCACAATGTTATCGAGTTCGTCCAGTGGAAGAGAATATAAAAACTCCATGCTTGTGCCTGTCCTCATAGCCACAGCCACTATCGTTTTTCGGATAGGGCCCACAGCTCCCGGATTCAGGCTGTGGCGTACAAAAAAGTCGTTACATACTCTTTTAGTCTGATCGAATCCCTTGCACTCATACGGTCACAAAAGTCATAAGGCTTACCTGCGACCTTGGCAGCTACCAGCATGGCGTACTGTCTGGTCAGTTCGATTCTGGAGCCGGTGAACCCCTGTCTCGTCATTTCTTTGTCTATCTCTACGAGATCGCGGGCGTTAAGATCAAGAAGTCCTGACAAATCGATCTCTTTGATTTCATCACCATCGTACTTATACGGCTGGCCAAGTGTCAGTTTCATCAGGTCTTTAATGTCCTTTTCAGCTTTATCCTCAGTCTGAGGAGCTGTATTATCTACAGCCCCTCCCTCCATATTTTCAACGATCTTTTTACTCATAACTTGCACTCCTTATGATCAGCAGTAACGGCGTACTTCCTCAAGGAGGTCTACTCCGTCGATTCTGCAGATATTGTTAAGTTTGTCGATCTCAACAACCTTTTCGCCGTCAATCTCGATAAGTACATAGGTCTCCTCGATGGTCACAGAACCATCCATTGGTTTGCCCGGCTGCATTGTTCCAGGATTTGAGGCTACGCAATGGCCACCGGCCACATAGCGGAATCCGCACATCTTTGCAACTCCGGTCGCTTTATCTGTGATCTGGATTGCTCCGCGTACATTGATTCTTGTAGGCTTCAGAGGATTCATCATTTCCGCCATATCCTTATACATGATACGGAACGGCACTTCCTGCTGCATGGAATCATACTGTCCGATGACAGGTGTATTGTAGGTTCCGGCGATTCCGGCACCTTTGATCTCTGCCGTCAGGTTGTTAAGCGCCGCAAGTGACATCTCGGCAGTAATTCCGATAAGGTCATTACCGTCACCGTTATAAACTCTGAAGTTGTTAATAACCTCAGGGATAGATGCTGATGTGATATTCTTGCTCATTACTCATTACCTCCTAATGCATTCCGCAGAATAGTAGGATCAAACTCGATTGCGTTATCAATCCACTGCGCAGGCGTATAGAACGCAATCCTTGTGTTGAAATGGATCTCTCCGCCAAGGATTGATCCGATCGGGTTGTCATCCTCGCTGAAGCTGACCTCACCGCCTGCGATGCTTCCGGCAGATCTAAGAGAGTTGAGATACTGATTCTCGCTGTCGACCATCGCCTCGATGAGTCTGTAGTTTGCCGGATCATCGACCTTGTCCTTGTATGTAAGAATGAAGTGGTTTCTGTACCAGTTCATCATGCGCCTGCATGCGATCCATCTGTCCTTGGGATCTGTTGATGTGGGATAGATTGATGTACTATTGCCCCATGCCTTCCATCCGCCATCATTAACAGCTGTGACGATACCTAAATCATTCACGAACTCCGCCTGAGCGGTATCGAGGATAACCTCCGTGCCATCATCAAGCACTGCTGCAGACATGTTGATGAGTTCGTTTGATGGTGACTTGTACGGAACATCGCCATGAGCTGCATCTGTATATGCTGTCATGGCAGCCCATGCAGCGGAAAAATAATAAACCTTGCTGCCAAGCTTAACCTTTGGCCATGTTAGTACAACATGAGTATCTGCTACTGCAAGTGCTGTCTTTGCCGTCTTGAGATCGGTGTAAACCGTAGCTCCGCTTGCGTTTGCGGCGATGTCAACAACTGCCTCACACGGGAAAAGCTCATTGACAATCTGACTCTTTGATCTGAGGACTGCTGCAACCTCCGGTTCCTGTGACCAGCCCGGGGCAAGTATGGTTCCCGGAGTGAGACTAAATTTAGGGAAAATCTGACGAAGGACCTCCAGTCCTTTCTCTACACCGGTTGATACATTCACTCCACCGATTACATCCCTCTTTGTAACTGCAGACGGATCGATCTCTGTCGCTGAAACTTTCACTCCTGTTACGGATCCGGTGGACGCATTGCTGATGAGAGTAACTGCGAGATAACCGTTATCATCAAACGCAAGAGTATAATCCGTGTCTTTCGCAAGGGTGTTGTCTTCCTGATCCTTTACGGTTACTGTTGAAAGCAGGATACCTGTCTCCTTGATGATGGCCACACCATTCGCAACGCTTACTGCAGAGGCAGATGTATAAGTTTTATTGTGCACAGAAGGGTCAAGAACATTTACAAAGATCACGGGTGCTACCGCAAATACTCTGAAAGATACGTCCATCGACTGACACAGTGTATAGTTTGCAAAATCATCACTGTATCCCAATGCCTTCTGAGCCTGCGCAAAAGAATATGCGATGATAGGCTTATTAACCGCTGCCGCAGGATCTTCTGCGAGATTTATCGGAGCTGTACCGAACACTACCTGCAGACCTGCTGTACCCACTACCGGAGTAATGAGCTGTGTGTCCTTTTCCCTTGTGGATATTCTGTGATAAGACATTTATGTATTACCTCCTTACTTGTGCTTGTACTTGTCAGCGACAAGCCTGTATATTCTTGATCTTCCGCTTTCCGGATCAGCAAGATCCGTCTGTGCCACCGCAAGCTTTGCCAATGGCACTATCAGATTATTGATAGCCGGTGTCTCGGCTGCTGCATCCTTAAGGACTGTCGATATACCATCACTGTATACCGTTCCCCTTGCCGCACCCGGCAATGTAGGTCCAATATATACTTTTACCTCTTCAGTCCATGGAGCTTTCTCAGTGGTCTCAACCGCTGTCTGCTCCACAGGCTGTGTATCATTTACCTTTTTACTCAAATGTATTTACCTCCGCTTTCTCTCTGTATACCCGGATATGTGAAATTCATGGTGATGGCTCCGAAGAAATACGGATATGTATCCTCTTCCTGCAGAGCGAAATCAAAATTGCATTCACATGTGTACTGATTCGCCAGCAGCGGGTCTTTAGAGAATCTCTCATATACTTTCCAGATCAGGTTGTTAATGTCATCGCTCCCCTGATTGTTGAGATCATCGTCAAAGATTCCGAACTCAACCCCCATAAGAACACTGACATCCGCATTCGGGCCTTCAATGCTCCCCTTAATGATACGAACCACGCACCAGGGACACTTGAACACAGATTCTTCGATCTCCTCCTCTTCATACGCGATACTCTCCTCGTATTCATCCTCAGAGCTCTTTCGCGCCGGAATTGGAAGCGACTGGCCAAACACTGAAAGATGTGCACGTTCATCTGAGTGAGGCTGTTTAAATGTCATCCCGGATGTGATCTTCCGTATTTCCTCTTCAAGTGCCATCCGAAGGAATACCGGGACACGTCCTCTTGTGTTGAATTCCATTTACTTACCTCCCAGTGCTTTTGCAAGCGCTACCTGAACCTGCTCTCTCAGCTTCTCGCCTATCTTCGGTTCAACCTCCGGATAGACCTTTTCATTCCTTACCATTGCCCGGTCTGTTGAACCGAGTATCTGGCGAAGCTTCTCTTTGCCCGTGGTCGTCTTTTGACCTGACCGGATGAACATTCCTGTTCTTCCGGATCCCATGGTAGCGATAAATGCGCTCTTGTAGGTGGTCATGCCTCCGGCTCTCCACTGTGATGATTTGACCGTGTACTTTTTCTGCCTTCCAAGCATCCTATAGGTGCCGCCTATCCTGCGGCGCTTGACGCCGGATTTTAAAAACCTTGTTGGCGTCGCCTTAGGAGACGCACGGAACTTCAGGATACTTGGTACCCTCTGCTGGTTGCCGAAATCGACCTCGGCTCCAAGATTCCCTACAGTTGCCTTTTTGATCACTGACCGTGCGTAGATCCCGCTTGTCGCGTACACCTTCTGTGCCTTTGACGAAAGCTCTCTTCGTGCGAATTTAGCCGTATCATTCACGGCTTTTTTAAAAACCTGCTCTTCTGATTTTCCTGTGACATTCCTGAGCGCCGCAACAACGGCATTGATGTCCTCTTCTTTCAGGTTAAATTTGATATCTACACTCATGACGATAAGGCTCCCAGCGTGATCGAATAAACCGCTCCTTCATCTACCGCATCACTGATACGGTATTTCTTCCCGTCGAATTCAAGCACTCTCCCGACTGCCGGAAGAGGTCCAAATTCTGACCTGGAAACATAAAAAAGGAGCTGTCTTGCGAAGATCCCCTCAATGCGTCCTTTATCTGCCTGCTTCTTTGACCGCTCAATGATCTCAGCGTTGTCAACGATGACGGTCATTTTCTTTCCGTCTACTGTATGGCTCTCTCCGAATTCATCGGGATTCATGAACACATTGCCGATATCTTGAAATAACTGCTCCTTAAATCCCATTACTTTCTCTTTCTTACCGGATTGTCCGGTATCTGCCCTATCAGGTTCTCATCTGATTCGAGGTCGCCTTTTGCAGTTCCTGTGAGCCCTGCCTTTGCAGTTCTCCTTTTTGCCTTCGGTCTTTTTTCAACTGCTTCGGTCTCGTAAGCAGAATCACATTCAATCCACTTACTCTTCTCCTCAGACTCTTCCGGGAGTATGTCCCCCGGAAGATACTGATGGTTCTTGTAAAAGATCGTTGATTTCGCTATCAACATAGGCTCATCCGATCTTGACAGCGACTGTGCTGTCACCTGCTGCGGCCGCAGATGCAACGAAGCCTGCTACAGGGTAGTAGGTTGGTGTTTCCTCTCCGTCGTTGTCTGCTTCTGTAATGCCGGTACCGTCCCAGTAAACCGCCTCACCGAGTGTGAGCGCATTGGAACTTGCCTTAGGCATCTCAAAAACTCCTTCAACATGTACGCTTCCAACCTCGCCATCCAGAATATCAGTGCCGATGACACCGATTCTTCCGGCCTTTCCGGCTGTCAGAACTACGATTGTTCCTGCGTCAATCTTTGCACCAGACGCATTAGGGTAATCGAGAGCTTCACCTCTCTGAAGATAACTTGCTGACATATTCATTCTCCTTTCTCATCAGATGCTGAGAACGACGCCCGGGTTCTTTACGATACCGCGGAAATCACGTACCCAGATACCTGCATCGATATATACGTCCCATACAAATCCAAGGGTGCCTGCTGCCTCCATACGTCTTACTGTAGGAGTCTTCTTACCATTCAGGTAATCAACACCGACAGATGGAGCTGAAAGAGGATCTGCAACCATGAACCAAGGGATTGCATTTGCTCCAGCCATCGAATTGAGCTGTGGTGACTCAATAACGTCAAGAGGATAGCTCAGGTTTGCAAGAGCGTTCTTGTCGTTATTGTTTGTTCCCGGTGTCTGTGCAGAGTGAAGGATTGTGTAAAGATCGAATCCATAACCTACAGGAACAACGATGTGTCTCGGGGTTACATAGATAGGCTCTCCAAACTGATCCTTCTGGAGCTGCATGGTGAGGATCATCTTCTGGAGGGATGCAACTGACGGAGCTGTTCCCTGTGCGATAACGTTATTGTGATCTGCATGGAAAAGGGTCTTTCCATCAAAGATCTTCTTGTTATCGAAGATGGTCTTATATACAAGCTTGTCGATAGTCTTCTTTGCCTTTACTGCATAAAGACCGGGCATGCGTGTGACAAGGCCGATATCGTCATTGATAAATGCCTGTCTTGTCATAGTGAACTGCTTGCCATAGGTCTTGAGCTTTGATGTAGGAAGAAGCTCTGTATCAATCTTTGAGTTTTTGAGCTCTCCGTTCTCAGGAACTTCGTCGAAGTCACCAACAGAGTTGATAACGTACTCATGGTCTCTGGTCTCCTTGAAGTCGCTCTTTGAGCCTTCTGTTACCCAGAGCTGGAAAGTAGTAGGTGCATGCTGATACATCTCAACTACTGACTTATTAACTGCTGCATCCATGATTGCAGGGAATGCAGATGTAGGATTGAAAGCCTGTCTTGTGAGCTCATTGAAGACCTCGTCAGAAGACATTGAACGCACTCTCGTGGAATCCATTCCGGATCTGATGAGGCATTCCTGACCGATTGAGCGGAGATCCATATTACGGAAGTTCTCTGCGCCCTCTGCTGCGTTCTCTACAGCCACGCCTGATCTCATTGCAAGTCCGTCGGCTGCTGCCGCTCTGAACTTATCGCCCTCATCCTGTGTCACTCTTGCGCCTATAGGTGCGTGTGTCCTCTTAAGTTCCTCAAGGACTGCTGCTCTTGTCTGCTCAATGGTAGAACCATTATTCACATACTGAGTTGCATCAATTCCGAATGATCTGCAGAGCTCTGTGACCTCTGCAACCCTCTGTCTCTCTGCTGCTACAGCTCTCTGGGCTGCTTCGCTGTCATCAGGACGTGCACCGGAGCCGTTGTCGTCTCCACCGAGATTTCTCTGCCCCATGTTAGGGTTGTTGTTCTCAGGTGCTCCCATAGCATCAAGCTGTCTCTGAATCTCGTCAAATTCAGCCTGCTCTTCCGGAGTCAGCTCTCTCTGTGCGTTCTTTGCCGCATTGACGAGCTCCTGCTGTCTCGCAAGTAACTGTTCTTTGTTCATTTACTGTTTACCTCCATTGTTTTTGTAAACGTTTAAGTTATATTGAAGCTGCCGGCTGAAATAACCGAGCGTTCTTCCTGTTTCATTCTGCTTATCTGCAGATCGTCCTACTCCGACTGTCGGATCAGCCGGAACGGATACGATGGATATCTCATACGGTACCCACTTCTTAGCCACAGATACCGGGCCTGTGAATCTTCCGTCTGACGATTTCTTGTTTGCGGCTACATCTTCCCAGATATCTACCCCGTAGCCCACGGATACGCCCTTGAGCGAACCGCCTTTGACCTTCTGGTAGATGATATCCGACTCAGGATCCTCGTCAAACTGTACCTTTGCTATACCTCTGTTGTCCTTAATAGACACGTCCAGTGGCTTTCCGATAACCTTGTCGCGGTTATGATTGAACAGAACACATCCCAACTCCTGAAGCCTTGTCAGGTCTACACAGCCCTCTGAGTGATCGAGTATCTCCGTGCCCCACCATCTCTGATAAGGCTCCTCAGAACTGAAAGAAAGTTCCACGGTTCTGTTTTCCTCGTCCACCGCCCGGGTGGTTATGGCAAACGTTCGTTCAAGGCGCTGTTTCTTCTCTTTCTCCTTACTTCGCGTTTCCACTGATTATCCCTCCTACTACTACACCTTTTTGCTCGGCATATTCCTGAATCTCTGCCATCTCATCAATCTGCTCCTTCCAGTCTCTGCCGTTCTCGGATGCAAGCTCCGCAAATGTCTTTTCACCGGTCTGAAGTGCTGTCTTGTTAGCATTCGCCTCTTTGGCCGGATCAATCCACTTCTTAGGTGCCTTTATCCATTTATGTTCAAGATATGTCTCTTTGTCTGACCAGAAGTTCCTGATCTGAACCTTTCCGGACAACACGCAGGATATGACGAACGTCTCATAAATCTCATCCAGAGCATCCATGAGCATCTCGATGTCTTCCTGGTATGTCATCTCGTCCTCGATTATTCCCTGCCTTGCAGACGAATAATTGGACTCTGACATATCTCTTGAAACAGTTTCGTATGAGAGTCCCTGTCCGGAACCCGTCATGCGCATCTGCTGCTTAATGAACTGAGTCGCATCGGTAGCGGCCCCTGCAGGTATAACTGGCTCAACATCATCCCCCGGACCCAGATACTGGATCATGCCCGGAGTGAGCATC